TCTCTGTTCAATACTCCGACCTTTTCAATTTCATTTATATCTGGTGTTGTTGGGTTTCCGTTTGCGGGATTTGTATCCCAATCATCTCCCCACACATCATCCGTTTTTGAGAATACAAACTCATAAGTTTTATTCCCTTTATAATTTGCCCCTAACCCATTAACAAACACTAAATAACTCATAGTATCTGTCCATTAGGAGAAACTTTCAATTGCTTACTTTTACTTTCAAATACCAAATTACCTTTATTTGTTTTTCCTACAAAGGTAACCTCTGGAAAACTATTAATCACCTTTTCAGCGACTTTTTTTTGTTTTAAACTCTCAGATAATCTAATGATTTCTTTTAAATCATTTTTTTTCTTGTTTTCAACAATAGTTTTTTTAACTTTCTTTTTGTTTTCAATAAATTTCTTTTCATTTTCAGTTATTGTAAAATATTTTGATAATACTTTATCAACTTTTGATTCATTGAATACTCTACTCATTGCAGATGATAAGAATTTTTCAGTCATTTCTCCCTCAGTTGGTTCTTCCATTGAAGTCTCGTCCTCAGATGGTATCTCATCTCCCATTTCGTCATCCATACCCATATCTTCACTACCCATTTCATCATCCATGTCCATATCTTCACCACCTTCTTCACCTTCTAATTTTGAAACAATATCCAATTTATCATCTTCGTCTAAATTATCTTCTAATGCTGATAAGATAGAATTAATAACATACTTAGCATCTTTGGATGATATTTCTTCACCCGCATCTTCCATTGCTCTAATTTTTTGACCTAACTTACCTGTAAGTTTTTGAATTGTCTTAAATGTAATATTTTCATCACTTTCCTCAGGACTTTCAGGAGTATCTTCATCACCCATATCGTCCATACCCATATCGTCCATACCCATATCATCTGCCGGCATATCAGTATCTGGCTCTAATGGTGCATCAATCTCTGGTGTAACATCCATAGGAGGTTCAGGCATATCTGTTGACGGAGCAACATCCTCAACGGGAGGAGTGTCTTCAACAGGAGGAGCTGCGGATTTTGGTGTTTTTAAGAAATATTTTTTTTGTTCTGTAAATAAAGAAATCCCTTCTTCAACACCTGCCAATTGGTTAATTTCTTTTGCCATTAAGTTCAAAGACTTCATGGCGTCAGCGTAAGAATTAAAGTACTTTCTATTCTTCATAGGACTAGTGTACTCATTAACTCCTTCACTAATTTGTTTCTTAATAATATAACCCATTTTCTCTTTATCAATAACATAAACATTACCGTCAGCTAATTTAGTTATATAATCTGTTTTAACTGTTTCATTAACAGGGTTAGGGGTTACTTCTTTATAGTGAGCAATTTCCAAAATCCTTCTGATTTTGTCATCACCTTGTAATTTTTCACTTCCTATTGGTCTTAATCCACTCATTTTTATAAATTGTTTTAATTATTTAATCCGTTAAATCCCCCAAGGGTCACAGCGTTTAATTGTATTATAGTATCCGCCGAGTTGGTTATACTCCCATATATTGGACGCGGCTGTAATGTAGAAGTACAAGTACCGCACGCTCCTGATGATGCATTTATAACAACATAAGTATAAGTTCCCGAAGATAATACTGCCATAATATTTTTTCTTTATAAATATATCGTTATTTTAATATTTTAAAAATTAATATTGAATTCTTGTAAAGATAAATTCTTATCTAATAACTTATCTCTCATTTCTAATAACTTTCCGATATACCCATTTCTTCGTAGATATTTAAAAACCAAATTTTCAATTGAAAACTCTCCTCCGGTTTCTAAACCTGATTGTCTATATTTTTTAATTTTTTTGTAACACTTTTTTAGAATTTCTTGTGACTCCTCGAGTTCCTCGTTTTCCGCCATATCGATACACTCATCAATAATTCTCATCCATTGTTCTGATTTGGATTGGATTAATTTCTTATCAATTTTTGTATTACCTTTATTTGGTTTAGATACAAATTCATCGTGTAATAATGAATAAACACCATCACTAAACGCCTCCGAATTTTCGTCTTGTAAATAAAGTTCAACATCAAAACCTTTTATTTTAATGTCGTGTTTAAGATTGAACAATGTTTTTTTAAGGTCGAATAATTCTTCATAAAGTTTGACTTGTTCGTCAGGATATTGAGTAAAATCCGCAATTAGATGCAAATCAAAGTCAGAATACTCAGACCAATTGTAATTGACCAATGACCCCATTAAATAAATGTCAGAAATTAAAACATCGATATCAACAAAATATAAAAATTCTTTTGCTGCGGATAATAATCTCTCTCTAATTTCAGGTTTTAAAACTGCGGAATTAATATCATCATAGTCATCCCATACTTTGGGATTTAAAGTGTCTTTTAAACTAAAACTATTGATAATTTTTTGGTCTTTCACATATATAAATACTTTTAATATTATAACTTTTTGTACTTATATTTTTTCGCAATGTTTTTATTAAAAAAACTACCTTGTGATTCGGCTCTTCTAAATGAAGTGAATAGTTGAAGTGGGACTTCATCATATTCATATTTTAACCCATTATTAAATTCAACAACCAATTTTTTTGTTTCGGTATCAAAATCAGTCATTCTAATATTACTAGATTTAATCTCACAGATAATACGAGTACCTTTAATTTCTTCTTTAATAATTGCCATAATTTTTTTTATTAAAGTTAATAGTTGAATTTTTAATTTTAAATAGTTAATCTTATTCAAAAAAAGATATGATAGAATCAATTGACGACGGAAACAAGGGTAAAGGTAAATCTACCACAAATTCTCAAACCCCTGTTTTAGATAATTTTAGTCGAGATTTAATTAAACTTGCACAAGAAGGAAAATTAGACCCTGTTGTTGGAAGAGAAAATGAAATTTTGAGGATTGCTCAAATATTGTCCCGAAGAAAGAAAAATAACCCAATTATTATTGGTGAACCTGGTTGTGGTAAAACCGCAATTGTTGAGGGTCTTGCAATGAAAATAAATGACGGGGATTGTCCAAGAAATTTATTGGAAAAAAGAATTTTATCTTTGGATTTAAACTCAATTGTTGCAGGTACAAAGTATCGTGGACAATTTGAAGAGAGATTGAAAGTAATTTTGGAAGAACTTCAAACAAATCCAAACATTGTTTTGTTTATTGACGAGATACATACAATTGTTGGGGCAGGAAATGCATCAGGTTCATTAGATGCATCTAATATCCTAAAACCAGCACTTTCTCGTGGTGAAATTCAGTGTATCGGAGCAACAACTTTGGATGAATATAAAAAACAAATTGAAAAGGATGGAGCGTTAGACCGAAGATTTCAAAAGGTAATTGTTTCCCCATCTTCAACCGAAGAAACTCTACAAATCTTACAAAATGTAAAAGACAAATATGAAAACTATCACAAAGTATCATATTCTGACGAAGTTTTAAAAACTTGTGTTGAACTTGCAGACAGATATATTACAGACAGAGAGTTTCCTGATAAAGCATTTGATATTTTGGATGAAGTTGGAGCAAGAGCTCAAGTAGATGTTAAAAATCCTGAAATTATTGAGGATTTGAAAAAACAATCTAATGAAATTAAAGAACAAAAACTTTTGGTAGTTAAAAAACAAAACTACGAAATGGCGGCTGAGTTAAGAGACAGAGAAAAGAAAGTATTATCAAAGTTAGACGAGGAAAAGAAGAAATTTGAAGAAGATTTGTTAACTCAAAAAAAAGACATTCCAATTGAATTGGTTTATGAGGTAGTAGCAAATATGACAAAAATTCCAGTTAACAAATTGTCATTAGATGATACAAAAAATCTAATCAATTTAGAGGAGTCATTAGGTAAATCCGTAATTGGACAACCTGACGCGATTTCCAAAATTTCAAAAGCAATCAGAAGAAATCGTTTGGGTATTAAAGACCCCAACAAACCAATTGGTTCATTTGTATTCTTAGGTTCAACAGGTGTTGGTAAGACATTACTGGCAAAACAACTAGCAAGACAAATATTTGGAAGTGATGAGAACCTTATCCGAGTTGATATGAGTGAATTCCAAGAAAAACATTCTGTGTCTCGTTTGATTGGTTCTCCTCCCGGATATGTGGGATATGATGAAGGTGGTCAATTAACCGAACAGGTGAAAAATAAACCATATTCTGTCGTACTTTTTGACGAGGTTGAAAAGGCTCACAAAGATATCTTCTCATCATTACTACAAGTATTAGACGAAGGGTATTTGACAGACAGTTTTGGTAGAAAAGTTAATTTTAAAAATTGTTTAATCATCATGACTTCAAATATTGGTGTTAAAAAACTACAAGATTTTGGGGCTGGCGTTGGATTTGGAACAACAAAAAATGTTTATCAAAATGAGGTCGCTAAAAAGACTTTATTAATGAAAGAACTTAAAAACTATTTCGCACCTGAGTTTGTTAACAGATTGGATGAGATTATCGTATTCAACACGTTACAAGATTCGGATGTTAAAAAGATTATTGGTGTTGAAATGGACAAATTAATTAACAGATTATCAAATCTTAAATACGATATCACTTTTGACGAGAGTTGTATGGAACACATTTCAAAAGTTGGTTTTGATGAAGTCTATGGAGCCCGTCCATTAAAGAGAGCCATCCAAGAAAAGTTTGAGGACTTTATTTCAGACGAAGTTTTGAGAGAAAATATTGTAATCGGTCAAAAATACACTATATACATAGAAGATGAAACAGTTAAACTACGACAAGAAGAACTAACACAAAAAGAAGAAAAACCAAAAAAACCGAGAAAAAAGAAGGGGGAATAATCCCCCTTTTTTTTATAAGTTATATTTTGAAACATGATTAAACTTGTACTTCTTGTTTCCAAGTTTTTCAATTAGTTTCATTCCTGTTTTAGTTCCAGCAAAAACTTCATCCACAACCACATATTCATTTCTTGTGTGATAGTTGTGATAACCAACTGAAAAGTTAATACAAGAAAAATCAAACTTTTTCTTTAATTGCCAAACATCAGTGTATGGATGTTGCATAAATTTTGGTGCCGATAACATGTTTTCATTCAATACTTCTCTTGCAGAACTATGAAAGTCAGAATCACTTTCAAACAATTTCACACCAAAACAATATTCAGTAACCATATAATCGTCAGGAGCGTCAAACTGAATTGCGTATCCAACATTTTCAAAAAATCTTGGGTCAGCTTCTTTTGAGCCAACACATCCAACTTCTTCTGATACAAAGAACGCAGCTTTTAGAGTGTCGAATTCTTCAAGTAATTGCAAACAAGCAAATACACCACATTTATCATCCCCACCAATACCTGTTGGGTCTCCATTGTCGTTATACGCCTTTAAGGAAAAACTATCCTTACCTTTGGAGTCTTTTAGATATTCCTCACGAATATTAATTGTGTCAATTTTATGGACAGTATCAGTATGAGCAACAACACAAGGGTAAAATTCACCTTCTGAAATTTGTCCTTTGGTTACATAGATATTTCCAAGGTCATCAATATGGAAATCATATTTCTTTTCTAACAGATAATCTGTTAAAAACTCAATCATTTTATCCTCTTGGAAAGAATGCGTGGGGATAGATAACACACGCTTTAAAAAGTCAACATTTTCAATCATAATGACAAAGATAATTAATTTTCGTCACTAAACAACTCTGGATGATATAAAAAGTTTTTTAATTGTTCAATATCTAGTTTAAAATTTGTCGTGTTATAAAAACGACTAGAAGATATCCTATATAAAACATTAACTTTACCATTTTCTAACTTATCAAACCTAAACATATTGTTGTTAGTGTCTTTTCCAAAAGTTTTTTCTTCGGGAAAATTATAAAATTTACCAAACGCATATCCCTTTTGTTTAATAAAATTATAAAGTTCAACATGTTTTTTTAACACATCATCATCAATATCCTCATCGATTTTATCAATAATTTTATTTAATTGTCTTTCAACATCTCTTTGAAAAGTTACATCATCAAAATTTTCATGGTGGTAGTAATCATAATAATCCTCAGCTAAATCATATTCCAACCATAGATTCTCGTCGTTAATGTAATCTTTTAATACCTTTAATATTGCGTCGTTTTTATCCTTGGCATAATTGTCATAGAAATCAATCAAATTACCAACTGTGGTTATGTATTTGTGTGCACAATCTTTTTCAAAAATATTAATATAAAAAAACTTATTACATATATTTTTAATGACAAAATCTCTTAAACCTTTAACAAGAGCATTGTCATATTCTATGGCATAGTCATACGTAATTTGTTCAACTTCATCAGAATAATGTTCATTTAATAATTGAGACACTTCTCTGTTAATATCACTATTTACATCTCCCCAATATTCCTCAGACATATGAGGCGCGAGTCTATCTAATATTTGTACAACTTTTTTTCTATTTTCCTCATTAAAGTTTCCAATTACATACCCTTCTTTCCATTCCTCATCACCATAGTAATAAGTGTCGACAAATACCGGTGAACGACCGTAATTATTAAAAGCAACTCTTATATAATATTCATTGTTATTATCTCTTGCGTTTGGCTCGGCAAATAACTCAGCATATTCAGATTCACTAAATGTTAATACCACAATTGATTTAAATGGATTTTTAGTATTTTCAGTCTCAATCGACACGACTCTATCTTCATCTGCATATTTCACACTATACGCATCTGACTTACCCTCGAGAAATAAATTTAATTCATTATATAATGACATAAAAACTTTTTATTATAAATACTTGTGTTGTTAGGAATATATTTATATCTTTGTACCATAGTTCTTTGATTTAATGGGGATGTTTTTTGGTTTTGACAGGAATGAATTTGTCATAAAACGCACGTCGGGGCTAAGCTAACCCTGTATAACTGGCTTGAATTTTAAACGGCAACGTAATCAACAAACTTTCTTCAATCGGTTTAATCCGTACTGAGGAAGTATCTGTAGCTTAATCTGGGATTAACCTACTAGGGGTCGGCAGACATATAACCTTGCAACAGAAGTCGTAGCTGTGGTGTCGTTTCTACCCGAAAAGAAACAAAACCCTTGTTTGTCAGATATGGAGGGGTAATCTAATCTGAATATTTTGGGATATTGAGAATCAATATCAACCTATGCGTGTAGTGTTTTATGGTAGACATTTTTGGACCCGGGTTTAGTATCGGACCCATAACATAGTAATATGTTATTAAAAATTGGAAGAATTCAGTGAACTCTTAACAGGTAATGCTGATGACAATACTGAGCCGAGCCTCGTAGGAAGAGGAAGGTGCAGAGACTAGTGGGATTTAGACGCTTCTAATGTAATACCACACAAGAATCCAACACCCTACATCTGAGGGTGATGATATAGTCCAGTTAGTAAGGAAACTTATTATGTTTAGCGACTCCCGGCATCTCCACCATTTAAATAAAGGGACTTCGGTCCCTTTATTTTTTTAAGTTACCTGAAATAATATTCAAAAACTCAATTAAATGTTCGTCAGTCATATTATTTTTCAAGTGATTAATTGCTCTTGAAACCCATCTGACATTACCCTTTACGTACCCTTTGTTAGAGTCAATCCTATCTAATGACGCCGAATATCTTTGGTCTTTAAAAATTTTTGTGTAAGCGTTCAATACTAATTTCACACCTGAGAATGGGCAAATACCTTGTTGGTCTTCCCATATTTGTTTTAAATACTCTAAATCAATATTAAAGTCTCGGTATCTTTTTTTACAATTTCTATAATGATATCTAAATGGTGTGAACTCATCTCTAACATTTCCAGAATGTTTTGATATATCATAGTTGTTATTTTTGTCCCCAAAATTTTTAGCGTTACCAACACCCGAACACTTTCTATTGCAAAAATTTCTTCTATTTAATTTTAGATTTCTATTAATTTCTGATTGAGGTTTTTCAAATATAACCCCACAATTGTCACAGGTACAACTACCCATTTTTCTACCATTATGTCTTTTACTCATAATAATAAATATGTGGAGATGGTAAAAAGTTGTGGAGACGGAAATTAAAAATTATTTTAAATAGAGGATTCGTCCTCTATTTTTTTTATATTATCACAAATTGTTTTTGTTGAGTTTAAATCTTCAATTTTTTCAGGGTTATAGGAAATATGGAAATGTCCTCCAGTTGCTCCCGCTGATGGGAATTTATACTCATCAATAAAAGAAAACCCTTTTAATTTTTCTCTTGCCGAACAAAAAACATAGTAAACTTTTTCAACAATCTTATCATTTTTAGGGGATATGACTAAATCTAACGCCTTACCTTTTGCGTGATTACTATTTGGATATCTTTGGTGAAATTGGTCATTCCCACTAGTAATTCTAATGTCTATTTCAGGTATGTCGTTGGATAAAGATTTAAGTACAGCTTTGAATTTATTCGCAGCGTCTCTATCCATATCTCCACCTGAATCAATATCATTGTATTTAATCCCTTCATTTTTAAAAAAATTTTTAAGAGAATCTGAATTTTCCATTTCTAAGTCATCATCCGTTTCGTCTTCATAAAATTTTGCAATTTCATCAACGTCATCACTACCTAAATCATCAACTTCTCCAAATTTTTTTTCAATTTTATATTCGTCCTTGTCAATAAAATCTAAAACTTTATCATACGCATCACCAAACAATTCTTTTAATTTATCAAAAAAATTTTCATTCAAATGTAAATTCATCAATTCTCTGTTTCTTTCAATTTCTTCTTTAAGATTTTGTTTCATAATGCTATGATATATATTTATATAAATATATGGAAGTAAACAAAGTAGTAAGAGCCGCAAAAAAGTTGTCAGATTCGGAATATGAATCTTGGACACCAACAGAGGTGTATAATTCATTCGTTAAAGATAAAGACATGGAATACGCCACAGTATATGAATTTTTTGATGCGGATGAAATACTATTATTGTGTTTTATTTTACCAGCCATTTCTAGTGGTAAGGATATTGAAGGTATCATTTCAAATTTTACAACAAAACTAACATTCTACACATATGTTTTTTTAACTGAGCTTGACCCTGAGGTTGAATGTGAGGTATGTGATGGTAGAGGGACTGAAGATTGTCGTGAATGTGCGGGAAATGGTCAAGTTGATTGTAGTGAATGCGGTGGAAGAGGTCAAGTTGATTGTAGTTATTGTGACGGTACAGGAGAAGATGAAGAAAATGATACTTGTTCATATTGTGATGGGGATGGTGATGTTGAATGTGACGAATGTGATGGTGATGGTTACGAAAACTGTGGTGAATGTAGCGGGTCAGGAAATGAAGATTGTAGTGAATGTAATGGGACTGGATATATTGAAACTCTTAATAAATTT